GAGAAGCTCGAGAAGATCGGCGAGCTGCTGCCGCGGGCGATCGTGCGGAAGGAGTTCACGGAGATCTTCGCGCAGCTGAAGAACGCCGCGCTGCGCATCCCGGACCGCAAGTCCCAGGTGCTCGCCGGCGAGACGGACCCGACCCGGGTCCAGCGCGTGCTCTCCGACGAGATCCGGAACCTCTTCGATGAATTCTCCCGTCAACTCCTTGCTCCTACTGCCGGCCTGGCTGACGACGCCGGCGTGGATCGCGAACGCGAGGCAACTGTGCCGTGAGATCGCCGGGCGCGCGCTGGCGCCCGAGCCCGAGCTGACCGTCTCGCAATGGGCGGACCGCCACCGCCGACTGTCGTCGAAAGCCTCGGCCGAGTTCGGCCAGTGGCAGACCTCTCGCACGCCGTACCTGCGCGAGATGATGGACGCGATGACGCCGTCGCACCCGTGCACCGACGGCGACTTCGCCAAGGGCACGCAGATCGGCGGCTCGGAGGCGATCTACAACGCGATCGGCTACCTGGCCGACCAGGTGCCGTGCCCGGTGATGCTGGTGATGCCGACGACCGAGACCGGCAAGCGCGTCTCGCGCCAGCGCCTGCAGCCGATGATCGACGAGACGCCGGCGCTGCAGACGAAGTTCTCGGAGGCGAAGTCGCGCAGCTCCTCGAATACGGTGCTGATGAAGGATTTCCCCGGCGGCCTCCTGGTGGTGGCCGGCGCGAACAGCGGGCCCGGCCTGCGCTCCATGCCGATGCGGGTGGTGCTGCAGGACGAGATCGACGCCTACCCGGACGACGTCGACGGCGAGGGCGATCCCTGCGCGGTGGCGGACAAGCGCACGGACCAGTTCTCGCGCGCGAAGCGCTTCAAGTGCTCGACGCCGAAGATCAAGGGCAAGTCGCGCATCGCGCGGCGCTTCGAGGCGGGCAGCCAGGCGCGCTACCACGTGCCGTGCCCGCACTGCCGGCACCTGCAGCACCTGCGCTGGACGCAGATGCGCTGGGCCATGGTGCGCCGGCGCGAGCTGGTGTGCGGCGGGTGCGGCGGGATCTCCGAGATCGACCTCGACTCGGCCGGTGCGCATGCCTGCATGCACTGCAAGGCGAGCGTGGCGATCTCCGCGGAGACCACGCGCGAGCTCGGCACCGACGAAGTCGAGCGCGCCTGGTACGAGTGCGAGGCCTGCGGCCAGGAGATCGACGAGCACCACAAGACCGCGATGATGGAGGAGTGGCCCGCTGGCCTGGCGCGCCACCTCCATCAGGCACCGGGACCCGGGCAGGTCCTGGCGGACGACGATCCGGATCCGCACGCGCTGTGGGCGATGGTGCGCGGCGAGTTGAAGCGCTTCCGGCCGCGCTACACGCGCGGGCTCAGCTGGCACGTGTCGGCGCTGTACTCGCCGCTCGGGTGGTTCTCCTGGGCGAAGGCGGTGAAGCAGTACCTCGAATCGAAGAAGGGCGGCTACGACGAGGAGTCGGGCGAGTCGCTCGAGCAGGTGTTCTACAACACCGTGCTCGGCGAGGCCTACGAGGTGCCGGGCGAGCAGCCCAAGGTCAACCTCATCAAGCAGCGCTGCGAGGCCTACGCGCTTGGCGCGGTGCCCGCGAACGGCTTGCTTCTCGCCGGCGGCGTGGACGTGCAGATTGATCGCCTCGAGGTCGAGGTCGACGCCTTCGGCGAAGGCGAGGAATGCTGGCTGGTCGACTTCCAGGTGATCCATGGCGACCCGGCCAAGCACGGGCCCGGCTCGGTGTGGGAGCAACTGGCGGAGTACCGCAGCAAGGCCTTCCCGCACGCCGGCGGCCAGACGCTGCGCATGCTGGCGATGGCGGTGGACTCCGGCTACGCGACGCAGGATGTTTACGACTTCTGCCGGCGCTACGCGCATCGGCACGTTCTGGCGACCAAGGGCGACGACGGCCAGGCCGGCAAGCCGGTACTGGGCCGCCCGAGCTGGCAGGACGTGAACCACCGCGGCCAGAAGCTCAAGCGCGGCGTGCAGCTGTGGCACATCGGCACCGACACCTCGAAGGAGCGGCTGTACAGACGTTTGGACCTGGAGGCACCGGGGCCCGGCTACCAGCATTTCCCCCGCGGCCTGCCCGACGAGTACTTCGACCAGCTCACCTCGGAGAAGCTGATCCGCCGGCGCGTGCGCGGCCTCGAGCGGCGCGAGTGGGTGAAGACCCGGGAACGCAACGAGGCGCTCGACCTGAAGATCCTCTGCTACGCCGCGGCGATCTACGCCGGCCTGCAGCGAGTCAACTGGCAGCAGCTGCGGCAGACGATCAACCCGGAGCAGAAGGACCTCTTCAGCGCACCGGGACCGGCGACGGATCGGGTCGGCGTGGTTGCGCACGAGAACGCGCAAACCGACCAGGAGCCAGCGGTGATCAGCGAGGAACAGCAGCCAAGTGCCGCCCCGCGGCGCCAGCCGGCGCCGAAGCGCGGCTCCAATTTCGCAACCGGATGGCGGCGATGACCGCAAAGGAGAAAAGGAGAACCTTATGCTGAACTGGATCCTCGCGGCCTGGCTGTACCTCGTCGGCCCCTTCTACATGGCCGCCAAGGGCACGACTTTCAGCAACGACATGCTGAAGTTAATCTTCAACGCGACCGCGATCGCCAACATCGCCGACAACGCGGCGAGCGCGCCGCTCACGAACCTCTACGCGAGCCTGCACACGGCCGATCCCGCGGCGGCCGGAACGCAGACCACGAGCGAGATCACGTACACGAGCTACGCGCGCGTGGCGGTCGCGCGGACGACCGGCGGCTGGACGGTGACGACCAATTCCGTGAGCCCGGTGGCGACCATCGCCTTCCCGGCGGGCACCGGCGGCGCAGGCACCGCGACCTACGGCATGGTCGGCACGGCAGTCTCGGGCACGGGCAAGCAACTCTACCGCGGCACGGTCACGCCGAACATCGTCACCGGCGACGGCATCACGCCGCAGCTCACCACCGCTTCGGCCATCACGGAGTCCTGATTATGAAAATGCGCGCACGTAGAGGGATGGTTCCCGCCAATCTCATGCACCCGACGCTCGTCACCGAGCGCAAGGTGCCGCCCGGCCTCTCGGAAACCGTGAAGGCCACGCTGTGGCAGAAGCACGGGGATCATCCCGCAGTCCTGAAGGTCCCGCCGATCCCGCTTGCCGATGCGAACGAGATTGTCGTGGTGAAGGACGGCAAGGTCGAGCTCTACAAGGGCAAGCCGGCGGTCGATGCGCCGAAACGCAACGGCGTGACGCCGCCGGACGGCGAGAGGTTCCACCAGATCCGGATGGTGGACGCGATGATCCGGCGCGAGGACCCGGCGACCGGCCTTTTCAGCGACTACCTGGTGATGCCGGGCTTCTACGTCATCGAGAACGACTCCGACGGCGTGGTGTGGGCGCTCTCGCCGCACCACGTCAAGGCGTGGTTCGAGCCGATCTCGGCCTGACCATCGCGGCCGCCAGGCGCCGCGGCAGATGATCCGCCTGCGCATCGTGTACGCAGACCTCGGGACCTGGGAGGGAGACGCGACTGAATATGGCTCGTCGCCGAGCCGCGGCGTGCTGCGCGTGTCGGTGGAGCACCCGGAGCCCGGCAAGTTCGTGCACTTCTCGGGCTGGGATCACTACGGCGTGATGGTCGATGGCGAGCGCACGCTCGTCGGCGTCTGGAAGACGGACGACGAGACCGATCCGTACTTCGGGCAGGGCATGGTGTGGACGTTCGGGCCGGGCCGCGCGCAGGCGCGCACGCCGTACATGCCGAACGCGGAGCTGCCGCCGTTCAAGGTGACGCGGCGCGGGCAGTGGGTTAGCGACGACGTGGCGCGGAGCGTGGGCCTGTGACCACGCCCTTCGTTCTCACCGACACCAACTCGGACCTGACCACCCAGGGCACGGTCCACAACAAGAAGGCGCTGGCGGCTGCCGAGGGCGGGACGAGCCTCAACATCACGCTCGCGGGCGACGGGATAGAGTCGTCGGCGTGGTACACCGAGCCGAACGTCCCGAACCTGACCGAGTGGCCGGCGGGCGACTACACGTTCTCGTTCGATATAGACGCGACCGGCGCGGACATCACCTACACGCTGACGCTACGCTGGGTGAACTCGTCCGGCTCTACGCAGGCGGTGCTCGGCACCTCGGGGACGCTGAGCGGCACAGGCCTGAAATCTTTCACGGTCGCCATCGGTGCGCCGTTCACGACGAATGCCGGTGATCGGCTGGTAGGTCAAATCATCGCTCAGCGCGGCGCGAGCCACGGCAACCAGACACTCACGATCAGCGTCAACGGCGCGAACGACCAGTTGATCGGGGCGTGGACTGCGGGGACGGTCAGCAACGCCGACCTTGATGGCGCTGGCGAAGCGACGGCGACTTTCGTCGGGCAGTCGAGCGCTGCCGCAGCGCTGGCAGGTTCTGGCGATGCCAGCGCGTCTTTCGATGGCGCATCGCAGGCCGCCGCGGTTCTGGATGGCGATGGAGACGCGGCGGCAACCTTCACGGGCGGCTCGCTCGCCGCCGCCGCGCTCGGCGGTGCGGCCGAGGCCAACGCTTCCTTCGTCGGAGACACGGGGGCGGAAGCGGACGGCGTGCTCTCGGCTTCGGCCGAGGCGAACGCGTCCCTGGTGGGCGCGGCGACTTCGGAAGCCGTTCTCTCTGCACCAGCGGAAGGCAGCGGGAGTTTTGTCGGGAGCGCGTTGGCGGACGGCGTTCTGTCAGCGCCGGGCGAAGCGTCCGCGACGTTCGACGGCAGCTCGCTGGCCGATGCAGTCCTGAGCGCCCAGGGAGAGGCGGATGCCGCGCTCATCGGCGTATCGCTGGCCGATGGCCTTCTCAGCGCGGCCGGCGAAGCCGATGCGGACCTGGTGGGCGAGGGCGTCGCGGAAGGCAGCGCGCTGGTAGCGCCCGGGGAAGGGACGGCCGCCTTCACAGGCAGCTCGCTCGCCGCAGCGGTGCTTCAAGCGCTCGGGGACGCGAGTGCCTCTTTCGTGGGCAGGGCCGATGCCGCTGCGGTGTGGGCGGGGGCCGCGGATTCGACCGGCTCGTTTGTCGGCGAGAGCGTTGCGCAGGACACTGGCGCGCTTGAGGCCAATGGCGAGGCCTCCGGGATCTTCGTCGGCGAGCAGCTCGCGGCCTCCGTGCTCGTTGCGGCGGCCGAGGCGACGTTCAACATCGTCAGCGACGCGCCGATCTTCGGATTCGGCGCGCATGGGCGGATCGGCACGGAAACCGCTGCCAGGTCTTCCGCACGCATCGGCGCGGCAGGCGCGGCCAGCGAAGTGGCCCGCATCGGAACGGAATCCGCCGCCGGCCGCACCCGACGCATCGGGAGCTAAAACACGATGGACTTCCTCGAGACGATCATCGCCGGCGACACGCTCGACTTCACGGTCGAGGTGGTCGACTTCCCGGCGTCCGATGGATGGACGCTGAAGTACCGCCTGACGCCGCGCTTCACCACGCCGACGCAGACGCCGATCGACCTGACGGCGACTACGAACGCCGACGGCGAGCGCTACGACATCCAGGTGGCGCCGGCGACGACGGTCGGGTGGAAGGCGGGGTTCTACACTTGGGCGCGGTGGGTGGAGAAGGCCGGCGCGCGGCAGACGCTCAATGAGAGCGGGCAGCTCGAGGTCAAGGCCGATCCGGCGCTGACGGCGCAGGGCTACGACTCGCGCAGCCATCCGCGCAAGGTTCTGGAAGCGATCGAGGCGGTGATCGAGAGCCGCGCCTCGCAGACGCAGCGCGAGATGGTGGCCTACACCATCGGCAGCCGCAGCCAGACGCTGGACGCGCAGGAGAGCAAGGCGGCGCTCCTCGAGCTGCACTCGAAGTACAAGTGGCTCGTCGCGAACGAGGACGCGCTGGACAAGATCGCCGTCGGCTTGCCGAATCCGCGCAACGTCGGCATCCGGTTCGGGAGGCCCTAGATGCTCGAGCGACTTCGCATGGCGCTTTCGCGCCTGATCGCGCCGAAGCAAAGGGCGCAGACGCGCATGTACGCCTCCGCGCGGCCATCGCGGCTTGCCGGCGGATGGTCGTCGAACTCGAGCGCGGACCAGGAGCTCGTGACGAGCCTCACGTCATTGCGCTCGAGGTCGCGCCAGCTGGTGCGCGACGCCTCCTACGCCAAGCGCGGCAAGGTGATCGTCATCAACAACGTCATCGGCGCCGGCATCGGCCTGCAGGGCCAGGTGAAGACCACGCGCGACGAGCTGAACACGGTGGTGAACGACGCGATCGAGTGGGCGTTCATCGACTGGTCGAAGCCGGAGAACTGCCACACCGGCGGCGTGCTGCACTTCCACGATTTCGAGCGCGCCATGATGGGCCAGATCTTCGAGGCCGGCGAGGTATTCGTGCGCAAGC